CTAATATGGTTGCTGGCTTGGTGTTTTGGGTAGTTTCTGTTTGCAGACCATAATCAGCAGGGTTGCAGTAATAAGCAAGGATAGGATAATCCATTGGGGAAACTCTGGGATGGAGTCTGTGTTTTGTTCAATTATTATTATCCACTCTGTCGATCCAGGTGGAAAAAATATGTGAAATTCTCCCGTGTGATAGTAAATATTTAACGTTCCATTTTTTTCATCTGGGCGCTCGCGTCCGCTAACTGAAGCAACTGTTTCCTCACTAACATGGTCGACGACATAGAAAGCAAAATCGTTGTCCCAATCCCATCCAAATATGGAACTGTATTCCCATCTTATTCTCCATTCTATATGGTTAATTGTGAAAGTAGGAGAATCACCAACACCTAAGCTCCCAGCATATCTAACGACTTCAACCCAATTACCTGAAGAAGCAAAACTGACGCTTGGCACACTGCAGAGCAAAACAAAAAGAAGCATAATTGAAAGAAGCATCTTAGTTGACATCAAACCGCCTCTGATTGTGTTTGTTCAATTTATGTTTATAAACAACAGAAATGGCTACTACGGCAACGAGAGCAACAAGTAGGGGTGTCCATGATGGAAACTCTGGCACATTGTCTGGCATTTCATGTTCAGAGGCTTCGATGGGTTCCATGAGCGGAAAATAGTCTCTGTTGTTTTCGTCTATGATGTATGCAGTGTCGCCTACGCCGTCGCCGTCACTATCTATGCCGCTGTAGTTGCTCCAGTAATTGCCTTTTTCGCCCTTACTCCAAAAGTTAGAGTCTGGAACGCAACCTATGGAGACGTCCTGAGTGTTATTCACGAAGCTGTTGTGGTAAAAGACGTTGTCCTCAACCTTACGGTCAGGGAATTCGCTGTCAAAACCAAGCTTGACGCCAACAGCGCAATTGGCTACATAATTTTCGTAAAAGGTGTTGCTGGAGCCCCAGTAGAGTTTGATACCGCACTTCGATGTTCCCTTGATGGTGTTACCGAAAATCGTGTTGTGCAAAGCTGGACCTGTTAATGAAATGCCGCCTCTGCCGTCCATCATCGTGTTGTTTGAGATGATGTTATAGTCGCCTTTCACTAAAACGTTGGTGCCGCCTCTTATAAAACAGTTTTCAGAGATTAAGTTATATTCTCCATCTATGGCTCGAACACCTATCCCTGCGTCAGTGAAACTGTTTCTGAGAATACTGTTTTTGGATGAACCGGAATTGAGCTGTACGCCATATCCATAACCTGTATCCTGAGCTGTGATATTGTTTCCTGTGATTTGATTGTGGGATGAAGAGTCAAGTATCACATTCATGAAGGTGAGCATACTGTTGTCGCTTATGACATTATTTGAGGACTGCTGAAGCCGGACGCTCACCACATAATTTCTGACATCCAAATTTTTTATTGTCACATTTTTTCTGCCCGAAAGTATGACCCCAGCGTTGACGCCTACGCCTTTAAGGGTGAAACCTGCCCCGTCAATAACGATGTTGTCACATTGAACTTCAAGCGTATGGTTAAGGAGATTATCCGCGAAAACGTAAACGCTCCCAAATTTTTCGATAGGCGTTGTTGCAGGCTCCACGGTTCCATCAGCCTTGATGTAAACCTGCACAGTTGGAGGTGGAGGAGGAAGAAAATTTGCTTTTACCACGCCGATAAACTGCGAACTGGCAAGAAGTAAACAGACAAGCAATGCTAACTTGGCTTTATTCACTGCGTTCTTTTCTCCTGCTTGGAGACATGTACGCCACGAGTATAGATGACTGCTACGGCCAAAACAGCGGGCGCTATAACCAGCAGGGGAGACCATGTTGCCACTGATGCAGGTGCCGATGCAGGTATATGGTCAGCACCAAAGTTTATTGTGCTGTTGTCCTCTAAAGTCGAAGTTGGACAGGCGGATACGACTTCGAAGGTGGCAGTTGCCTCGTATCCCATCTCATCAACTGCACTCACATCATATGAACCCGCGACGGTTTGGTTTAAGACAGAGATTATGGCCGTGAAAGAGCCATAGCCGTCAGTCACAAGAGGGCTAGGAACAGTATGTACCGTAGTTCCATTCCAGGTTACAGAGATTTCAGAGTTTGGCGCAAACCCGGAACCCACCAGCGTGGTTGCCGCTATCCCTGAGGTTGGCTCTAACTCCAGTTTGGGGTCTGCCTCAAAAGCCGAAAAGACGGTTATATCATCGAAATAGGCGTTGGTGCTATGGTAATTCTGGCTGACAGCAAAAGCCTCTATCTTCCAGGGAGTCTCCTCGGCCGTCATTGGACCCCTGTTGGTCATAACTGTCAGATTTTCTCCTACTAACACATCATCGACCCAAAGAGAGTAAGTTTCAGCGTTTCTGTCCATAATCACCGTGACCTTGTACCATCTGTCAGCAACGTAAGACTGCAGGTCTCCCTCTCCCACCACCTTTATTGTGCCATAATCAGTGAAAAAAATGGGAGCATAACTTCTGGCATACACTGGTGGCACAAGCGCTGCAAACCCCAGCCTAGCAATATCGCGGTCGTCGCCTCCCAGACTTTCAACTTTTACACTGGCATTAAAGCCAATTAACGGCAAATCTGTCTCAATCGGCTTCGCCGCATAAGCAGCCCATCCATTGACTCCCAGAAGCTTCAATGATTTTGTTGGAGAACTGGAAACGTTATCAACAATGAACTGGTGCTCACTACCCATTCCGTCGTACCATAACTTCCAATCGCCACTGGTTGGAAATGCTCCAGCCTGATAGCTTTCAAAGTCTTCTTCGAAAATAACCTGTTCAGCCGCTCTGACTTTAAACTGAACTGTGCAGCTCAAAGCCAGAAACGTCAAAGAAAGTGTCAAGAAAACCGTAAATGTTAACTCGAACTTTTTCACGTTATACCCCCTCACAACTAATTTTGAGCCAAAATAAGCGTAAAAGGGTTTTTGTAAAGAATTCTTGACCAAACCAACCAAGGTTTAGTCAAATTTTCTTGACCAACTTTTCTTTGATTCTGAATGATTGTTTTTTAATGCTTGTTAAACAAGCTTTCAAAATAAAACTCTTTTCTAAACCCTTTATTTCGGAAATAATGCTTTTTAAATAGCCATTTTCGTGAATTAACCTTAAATCTGCCTTATTCGCTTTATTGTGTCTGGTGACTAAGCTTTGGCAGCCGTTTCAGCCGACGACGTCCGCGACGTAATCAACGTAACCCCAGAGGAGGTCCCAGACGACAAAATCTCTAAGATAATCAAAAGAGCCGAAGTCACAGTGGAGCTGGAAACAGACAGACAGGTGGACAGCAGCAACTGCAGCGACGCAGAAAAAGAAGCCATAACCGTTCTCTCAGCAGTCTACACCATCTGCTACCTCACCGGAGGCTCAGCCGTGGGACTAAGCTTCAGTGTGGGAGACCAGAACGTCAACGTCCTAAACGATTCTCCGCCGCTAACAGTTCTGCAAGCCGAGCTGGAACGCATCCTCGCCAAGCTGAAGGGGTCAACTCTGAGGAGAGCATAGAAGATGGGAACAGTTCCGCAGCAATACTTCAGTTTCATCATGGATTACGCCCCATACTTCTACGTCATCCCAGGAGCAGGCGTTGACACCGACTGGGGCAGAGGTCCAGCCGCAGCCGCCCACGCCATCGACTTCCTAAACGAAGCATACAGGAGCAGCCAGTTTGAGAGCCAAAAAACGGACATATACAACAAAATCGTTGAGCTGGCAGACTACCTAGTTTCTGTCCAGTGCACAGACGACCAGAAACTGGCTTACGGCGGCTTCCAAAGCAAGGACGAAAGCACAGACTACTACAGCATCGACGCCATGCGAGCAGTCCCCGCGCTTCTGAAAGCCTACACGCTGACAGGCACAACAGTATACCTTGACTCTGCCACGTTGGCTGGAGAAACCTTCCTCTACAACATGCAGCACAAACCCAGCGAACTGGAAATACATAATCAGTATTATGGCGGCTTCGCTCAGGCGGTCACCATCACTGACGAGTGGCTGCCGGAGATGCATATCGTAGACCTCTACGGCTTGGTTGCCCTCAAACTGCTCCACAACAGAACAGGCGAAACACAAATTCAGACCATGATTGACGACGCTCTAGACTTTTACCGAAGCGGATTCGAAAAGCTGTACAGCCGCTATTCTCCTCTTCCCAGCGGAGACGGCGAATGGCACAGAGTAGGCACATCAGACGTTATCTACGACGACGACTTCGGCTACGCCCTAGCCGGGCTGCTCCACTATGAGGGATGGAGCCCCACAGTCAAGAAAGTCTACGAGTACGTCAATTCTATTGGTCCAAGCGCAGACCACCCAGCCTACAATCCCGCTGTCTGCTGGTCCGGATACGTTGACGTGGTTGCAGGGAAGGCTGACAGCGACTACTACGACTCTGTAACCGCCGGAATCCTGTGGCAGCTCAGAAGTGGACACGACAAATCGGCGCTGGAGTTCAGCTTCGATGTGGTAAGCGGTCACGTGGAGGAGTTCATGTATTGGGGCGCCAAATTCGGTGACTACAGCCCCGTGGAAAACAGGAAATCTGTTGTTACGGTTTCGTGGCTTTCCCTCCTCTTCCTGAACTACCGTCGACCCATAACAGCCTTCACCAGAATCCTGCGCAGCCACGGCGAAGACGTAACACTGTATCCGGTGACTGAAACCGAGGAGTCGGTGTCCTATGGGGAGGGCGTAACCATCAAGGCGCTGGTCAGTCCCTCCAGAACCGACGAAATCGTTATGGAGCCGGGCTACGTCGTCAACGATTACATCACAGTTCACACTTTTGCGCCCATCCGCCACCACTACAAACTGCGGCACAGGGGCGTCGACTATGAGGTGGGTCCGGTGGAGGATTACAGTTTTCAGGGGCAGCTATTGTCTCGCAGAGCGGTTTGCAGGAGGCTCATAGGCTAAATGGCGGAGATTGAGGACCCGGTTGTGACTCTTGTGCGGCTTTTGGGCAAGAACATCCAAGTTGTGAAAGGCGACGGCTCCTTAGCGGACATCTGCGTAACGACAGAGTGGTATGACAGGGAGCTGCTCAAGAACGTTGATGGACAGGTCACGGTGGGATTAGACCACAGCGAAGACCAGAAGCTGGGGTTTTCGGCAACGTTGCGACGAAGAGTCGGATATGCCCGAGTCAAAATCTGGGTGGTCGACAAGCCCGGCGCTGCGGCAAAGCAGATTCGGAACAAGCTGAGACAGGAAGTCAACAGGGTTATCAGGGAGAAGAGAACGAAACCCAACCAAACCAACTACAACTACCTAGGAGTTGGAGCCGAATCCGCCACCCACAGGGCATACTACGCGGAATCAGCCTCTGAGTTGGCTCCCGACGCCCAGCAGTGGACAGAGTTTTCGGCAGCGGACTACGAGAAACTTTGGCAAAGCGACGATTCCCGCTTCAGTTTTTCCCAGTCCGAGGATGGAGCGCATTCTCTTCTGTTGTTCCGCATCAAGGTTGAATCCAACCAGAAAACCGTCAAGAAGATGGTGCTCAAGTTCGAGGGCTACGGGGTTGCTTCTGCCGGAAACGGGGTTACAGTGAAGGCTTGGAATTCTGAGGCGTCCGAGTGGCAGAACCCCCAAACTGGAACTGGAGGAGGCGACGAAGAGCTTACCATCACTTCAGAGTCTTCGCTTACGGATTTCATCGACTCTGGCGGCTACGTGCATCTGCTTGCCAGAACAACCAACCCAAGCAACGGAGATTCTCCGGCGGCTATCCACTGCGACTACGCCGACTGCCTTGTGGCGGTTGAGGGAATCAGCTACGTGGACGTGGTTTCCTACAGGGACACGGATGACGTGCGTTTTAAGCCCTACATCTGGCGGACGGAGTTCACGGTCAAAACTTGGCTGTTCGAGAATGTCACGGTCACATAAAAACTATGGAGACAGAAAACTTGACTACACCAGTATATGGAGCCCATGAGGCAAAAGCATACTACGTCGTAGAATCAGCCTACGGCGAAACCCCAACAAACCCGTCCATGACGGGACTAGCCACCGCAGAAAACGTGGAGCCAGACCTGAACCCCGGACTAATCAGGGTCAGGGGCACAGGCTCACGGGACCTGCAGACTCTTCGTAAAGGCTTACGGCAAGCGGGACTCAAAATCGGCTATAACCTGCCCAGCGCATCGCCCATCGACTTTCTGCTGCACATCCAAACCCTAGACTCGCTGACCTTGGAAGTTGTCTACGAGAAGGCATCGGGAATAATCGATTTGCTCTACACTGGCTGCAGATTCAACAGCCTAACAGTCGAATGCTCAGTTGAGGACCTGGTGAAGGCAACTGTGGAGCTGATTGGACAGGACGTGGCTGTGGGGACATCCAAAATCAGCGGCGCAACCTACGCCGACCACTCCGGAGCCGTACCCTACTACGAAAGCTACGTCAAGAAGGACACATCAACGCTGGACAGGGTGACGGACTTCCGTTTCACCGTCGAAAACAACCTGAAACGTGTACCCGTCATCAGGGCATCGGATGGGCATCTGCTCAAGTATCTGCCTGAGCGGCACAGAAACTGCACTGGGGAGGTAACCTTCGATTTTGAGACCAAAGACGAGTTCGACGACGCCATCAACGACTCGGAGTTCAGCCTTGAATTCGGCTTGGGGGGAAGCAGCAAGGCGGTTTTCAGCAACTGCAAATGGGACAGCGTTTCATCGCCGACAAGGATAGAGGATCTGGTTTCCGTGAAGGCGCCGTTTGTCGCGAAGAGCGTTACGATAAGTTGAGGGGAGAGTGGAGATGAGGAAACTTGCTGCTCCTTTGGCGTTGCTGGTCGTCTTTGTCTGTGGCTTGCTTGTGGGGACGGCGTCCTACGCGATTATCGAGCGGGCCAGCCAAATCCGCAACGTCGGAACCATAAGAACTATTGGCGTCGAGGTCTACGCTGACGAAGCGCTGACAACGGTTCTGACTGAGATTGCTTGGGGCACGTTAGGTCCTGGAGAAGTCAGAAGCTTCGATGCTTGGGTGAAAAACGTTGGCAACGATGCACAGAAGCTGGTTATGTGGACCGAAAACTGGAGCCCCGCAGCCGCCTTCGACCATATCACTTTAACGTGGAACTATGTTGATTCGTGGGTGGCTGTTAATGCTTCGATTCCTGTTGTGTTCACGCTTTCTGTTGACCCCAACATCACCGACGTGGCAGGCTTCAGCTTCGACATTTGGGTGAAGGGAGTGCACTAGACATGGACGAGTGGATAAGAAGATTGCATGCGCTGCCCGTCGAGCTTCAGAAGCTCGTTATAGAGGACGCGAAAACTGCGCTCAAAAACAGAATCACGGTCATGGAGAGGATAAACAATAAGACAAGAAAAAGTTGAAGTGGATGAAAGATTCGGAAAAGAATACGCGGGAACCTACGTTTTCCATGAGATTTCTTGGGCGAAACGTAACCGCATCATCCAGAAGCACACACGGTACCATCCTGTATCTGGTCAGGTTGTGAAGAGCGACTATGTGGCGATTCAGGCGGAGACCATCTGGGCGAGCCTCAAAGAGCAGCCAGCCAACCAGCCGATAACTCTGGAGAAGCTGCTCAGCGAAGAAGACGGGGTTCCCATCGAGCTTGGGGAACTGTTCAGCCAAGTCGCCAACAGGCTGTGCAGCGTCACGGTTGAGGAGACCCGTTTTTTATCAGGGCAATCAGGCGAGGAAAACCCCATCAGTCAATCACAAAGTTCCGGCTGTGCAAAGAATTCGGGTTCACCCCCAACCAACTCGATAGGCAGCCGGCCAAAACCGTCCAGGAGTTCACCCTGATTCTCAATGAGTTGGACCGTCAGGCGGAGGAAGAAAAACAGAAAATGGAGAGAAAGGGAAAATGGCGATCGACATAAACATCGACGTAACGGGCGCTGAAGAGTTCAAGGCTGCAATGGAACGGCTCGATTCGGGATTGCAGCGTCAGGTTCATGAGTGGCTGGCGAACTGGGCTGCGGACGTTAAAGAGTCTGCTAGGCAGCGTGTTCCCGTCAAAACTGGGCAACTGCGAAATTCAATCTACTCTGAAATCAGCGAGTGGGTTGCGGAGGTGGGTGCAGAAGCGACGTATGCAATGTTTGTGGAGCTTGGGACCCGTTACATGAGGGCGCGTCCATTCCTTTTTCCTGCTGTTCAGGAAGCGCTACCAAAGCTGGAGGCCATAGTCTGTGAAGCCATTGAAGCGGCGAAGAGGGAGGCGGGCTTGTGCGTTTCAGTGAGATAGCGGTTACGGTGAGGGCGGTTAACCGCGCAAGCAACGAGTTCTCGAGAATACAGACAGACGCTGAGGCGTTGACGGCGAGAATCAAAAGTTTAGGCTCTGCGGTTGCGGGTTTAGGAGCCGCGGGCGTTGCGGTTGGCTATGTTGCCCAGCAGTTTGGTTTACTGAATAGTGAGCAGGCTAGAGCATTCAGCAGCGCGATGACTGTTGTCGCGGTTATGGGCACCTTCATGAGAACCAGCATAGGCGTGGCTGTTGCCCAAAAGGTGTATGCTGCCGCCTGCTGGATTGCAACTGCCGCACAGAATGCCCTGAACATCAGTTACGCCACGTTCTTGGCTCTAACCGGTGTGGGAGTGGCTGTGATTATTGCCGCCGCGGCTGCGATGTGGCATTTTGCGTCTCAGATGGATGCTGCAACCGCTTCTGTGCGGAACTATAATGCTGCTTGGTCCGAAACTTCGGGTTACAGCCGAAACGTGAGGCGAGCTGGAGACGATGAGGCTTTCAGGAGGAGAGGCGTGGAATGAGCGTGGCTTTGCCTGTTGTTGCCGCAGTTTTCGGTTCGGTTACTCCGCCGCAGGGCGACGTTCTGGATCTGAGGGTGCACCTAGGCTGCACCAACGAGGTTTCAAGCTTTTCCTGTCTTCTCCAGAATTTCGACAAAAAATACACGGACACACACCCAATCAACGTGGGCGTTAACGGCAGCTTGAGCATAGGAAGAGGAGCAAACTGTCCCCTGATAGCCACTATACGTGTTGAGGAGGTCACGTGCGAGTCTTCACCTGTGGAGAATTACGTGCGGGTTAAGGGGCGCTGCTGGGGCGAGAAGCTGTTCAGGCGGGTGATAACGAAGACGTATGAGAACATGAAGGGCGAAGACATCGTAAAGGGCCTGATTGAATACTATGCTGGTCTCAGCCATGTCAGGGACTCGGCAGAGCTGATAGAGGACACGGACACAACCTATACATTATTAGAGTATGAGAACACTCCAGTTTTTGACGTTCTGCAATACATTGCCTCCTCAGCGGACAAGAATGGGTTGGTCGGCTTTGACTTCAGAGTTGAGCCCGACGCCAAATTCGCGTTCTTCCCCAGAAACAACAAAACCTGCCCAGTCAACCTATCCGAACTGATAGAGGCAAGCGAGTATACGCGGGACATTCACAGGATAAGAAACAGAATCATGACGTATGGAGCCAGAGGGCGACCCTACCCATTGGATGTTGATGGGCAGCCGTGGAGCGATTCCCTCTCCGAAAACTTGACGCAGATAAATTACTGGCTTGAGCATGCGCTTGGAAAGTGGGAGCCCCTAACCGGAAGCACGACCATGAGCATAGAAACGTCCGGCGTGTTTCAGGGGTTAAACTGCGTCAAGGCGACGTGCACGGCTTACATGTATTATGTTTCGTTTTGGTGGGTGTTCACTGACGGCTACGTAAACGCGAACAGGTATCCCGCCCTAGCTTTTGCCGTCAAAGCCGATTCCAGTCATAGTTTGAGCCATTCAGTCGAGCTTCACGACGGCAGCGGCGACGACAACATTGTCTGGAGAGGCTTCACCATCCCCAAAACCGACGAATGGGGCGTAATCAAGCTGGACATAGGAAAAAACCACGTGGACGAGTGGACAGAAAGCATCTTCAACGTCAGCGACTTCAGGTGGGACCTCATAAGGGGCGTCCGATTCACAGTCAACCAAAACTCTGGACAATACGGGGACGTCTGGGTGGACATGTTCCATTTTGGGCAGGGACGATGGGAAGCCAGACGACCACTAGAGGCGCAGGAGCCGACGGGCAGCCAAACAATGTATGGCGTGCGTGAACTGGTGGAGGTGGATGAGGAGCTCCACAGCGACAACGAATGCGACCTCAGGGCTAAAGCATTGCTGGCGCATCTGGAGAACCCCGCCGAATACATAACGGTGAGCAGCACTGTCATAGACTACGGCACCAACGTCCTGCTGCCGGGAGACAAGATTCACGTTACCCTCCCGAACGAGAACATTGACGCCGACTACCGCATCATAAGCGCAGAATACAGACTGAACGCCGCAACCCAGACCCTTGAGGTTGCTCTGGAGCTTGGAAAAGAAACGCCTCTCCTCGCCGATTACCTGTACACCCTGCAAAGCAGAAGCAGCGCGTTAGCGCGATACAAACGGGGACAATAAAATGGACAAGAAAATTTTGAGCAAAATCGACAAACTAAGTTTCGGCGACCTTGTTCGAGTCTACTGGCTCGACGCAAGCGAAGCCATGGGCAGAACCGGCGAAGGGGGAGAACCCCATTTTGACACTCCCGTGGCCAGCATCGGACACTACGTGGGAGTGAAGGGAAAACGGGCAAAGCACCTGATTCTGCTGAAGGACATCTTCCAAATCACCGAAAAAACCTACGATCTGGTCTACAACTGCATCCCACTGGGCATGATCGAGAAAATCAATGTCCGCAGAAAGCAGGACTTGGAGACAAAGTTCCATGAAATCATCAAGAAGAACCTCATGAAAATCAAAACCAAAGGCGGACGCTTCGTCAAGGTCAAATGCAGGTGGAGCAAACATGAAAGAGCGCATATCTAAGCTGTTAACCAAGAAGGTTCTGGTGAAATCAGGCGAGAAAGTGGAACGTGTCGAGGTTCCGCCCAGCCAAACCCTAGTTTACGGAGTTCTAACAGCCGTTGCAGCGCTGGTGCTGTTGACTGCCCTAGAGATTGCACACATGGCATTCCTCTGCAACTTCAACGTCGAAATCTTCGCAACCATCACATTAGTCGTAGGAACACTTCTAGGAACATTCTTTGGACAGAGGGCGTGAGCATATTTGAAGACTAATAGAGGTACATTGTTGAAAACAGTATTTTTCCAGAAAATCCAAAGGACAACAAAAAAGTTCAACTTGAACACCCAACAACTCCGCGCAGATCTGATTTTGGACCTGAAAGTCTTAGCCGAGATGGCGCATGAGCAGGCAACCAAAACCACGCAGGGAAGCAAACTAACCAAACAGCATCAAAAGTGGGCACATCTGGCGGCATACATCAGCCGAAGCATCAACATGATCGCCAAGGAGTATGACACAGGCAAAATCAAAGAAAAACTCGAGGAACTGAGGAAGCTAGTCAATGAGGAGCTTGGAGAAGGAAACACAGAAGCTTGAACAACAAATCAAGCAGAAGATTCAAACGAAAAAGTTAACATTCAAAGAGACTCCCATAGAATTCTTCGAGCAGGTTCTCGGCTTCAAGCCAACAGACTACCAGAAACAGTTGACCTGCTATTTCATGGAGAAACAGTTTGTTGCCGCCCGATGGTGCAGACAGAGCGGAAAAAGCTACATAATCGCCGCACTTCTGCTCTTTTATGCCCTAACCACACCCGGAACATCCATTGGTGTTGTGGGTCCCAGCTTCAGGCAAGCCAAACTGGTCATACGAAAAATAACTGCCTTCATCAGGTATCTGCCCAAAAGCTCCATTCTGAAGGCACGGAAAACGGTTATCTGCTTCTCCAACGGCAGCGTCATAGAATGTTTTCCAAACAATCCGGACACCATCCGGGGACCCACGCTGCATCTGGTCTACTGGGACGAAATGAACTTCACAGCCAACGACGAGGAAATGTACGACGCAATCCTCTTCACGTTGGGCACCACAAACGGCAAGTTCGTCTGCAGCAGCACGCCATGGAGCACAGACCACGTCTTCTACAGAATCTTCAACCACACAGACTACAGCGACTTCGCCAAATCCCACGTCACATGGAAAGACGCAACAGAGCCAAACGGTCCCCTCAAAAGGCAGATTCTCGAAAAAATACAGAGACAACTGGCTAGCGACCCGTGGCGATGGCAAAGAGAGATGGAGGCACAGTGGGCTGAAGACGAGAGCCGATACTTCCCGCAGGAGCTAATCACCAAATGCGTCAACGGAAACCTAGCGTACTCCAGCTTCATCGACCACCTCACAGGCAGATTCTGCATCGGAGTGGACTTGGGAAAGAAGCGGGACCACAGCGCAGTTGCGGTTGTGCAGCTTTTGCCTCAGCATCAGCTTCGCCTAATTCACATGCACAGATTCAAGCTGGGCACCCCATACGCCAGCGTCATCGGCTACATCAAAGCCCTCACCGACCGATACCGAACAGTGGAAGTCATCTACGTGGACCAGACCGGAATAGGCGAATACGTCACCGAAGACATGAGCACAATCGTCTCCAACACCCGAGGCGTTGTTTTGACCGCCCAACGAAAAGAGGAGGTGCTGAGCCACCTGAGGGAACAGATGCAGACATGCAAGCTGTCCATGCCCTACGACAGCCAGCTAATCGCCGAGATTCACTGCGAAAAATATGAACTCACCAAAGACGGGCACACAACATTCAGCCATCCCGAAGGAACCCACGACGACAGACTGTGGGCGCTAGCCCTAGCCTGCATCTCAACAAGAAAAACCGAAGCCCCGGCACAGCTAATCAGAGCGTGGTAAAAAGATGCGGGAACTGTTCAAAATCACCAGACTCTCAAAAAGGTATGACCGCGAGGCAGGCGTCTTCAGAATCAACATCTCCTACAAGACCAGAACGGATGTCACAGACCGCACAATCAAAGTCGCCGAGGCATTCGGCATCGGAGTCGACAACTTCAAGGAGCACATCATCTACGACAACGTGGAACTCAAAATCGCGCCAAACGACATAGTTTACATCACAGGAGACAGCGGAAGCGGAAAAAGCGTGCTGCTCAAGGCACTGGAAAAAGACCTGCAACCAGAAACCGTAAACCTAGACAACGTAAACATCGAACCAAGCAAACCCCTCATAGACACCGTCGGAAAAGACTTCCACGAAGGCTTAACCCTGCTCTCCAGAGTTGGCTTAAACGACGCCTTCCTTTTCGTGCGCCGCTACAGCCAACTCAGCGACGGACAGAAATACAGATACCGATTAGCCAAAATGATCGAATCAGACAGGAAGTACTGGTTCGCAGACGAGTTCTGCTCCACCCTAGACAGAGACACAGCCAAGATTGTCGCCTTTAACATCCAGAAAATCGCGAGAGAAGAGGGACGAGCCGTTTTTGCTGCTACAACACACACAGACCTGCTCCAAGATTTGAAGCCGTCAATCCACATCCACAAACGGTTCGGAAAAGAAATCCAAGTAAACTACTACCCCAACACAGCCAACAGGGAATGCAGCCTAGTCAAAGAAATGCACATCACAGAGGGAACCAGAGCGGACTACAAGAAGCTAGCCCACTTTCACTACCGAGACTCCAAAGTCTTCGCGCACCATCGAATCTTTGTAATGAAGAGAGGCGACGAAACCGTGGGCGCCATCGTCTACGGTTCCCCGCCCCTCACCGTGACAGGCAGACGCAAAGCCCTTGGAAAAAACCCTACAATACAAGAGATAAACCGCGACATCATCAGAATCAGCCGAGTGGTCATCCACCCCAAATACCGCACCATCGGACTAGGAGCAAAAATCGTGGCAGAAACCCTGCCCTTGGCGGGCAAGCCCTACGTGGAAACAGTGGCGGTGATGGCGAAATACAACCCCTTCTTCGAGAAGGCGGGAATGACCAAAATCGCCGAAACCACACCCAACCCCCACATATTGAAGCTCGAGGAGAAGCTGAGAGCATTCAACTTTAATCCGGTCTTTCTTACCTCGGAAAAGGCAAACCTGAACAAACTGCAACAAATGACCGAAAAGGAACTTGACGGAGTTAGAGCGGTCATCAAAGAGGTCACAGGCATCTACAGAAAAAGAATCGCGGGCACCAAACAAGCATTCCTGAACAAACAAGAATACGGAGCCATCGTAGACGCTGCAGACACCATCAAGTTGGCTAAGATGATCCGCATTCTCGGCTTCCTGACACAGAGTAAAGTCTACCTATTCTGGAAGAAAGGCTAG